CGCCGCATGGGGTCCGGTTTTCCCGGGTTGCCCTATGCCGCCGACGCGAGTATGATGACCTCACGGGCTAAACATAGAACTCATGTCCCTGGTGTGGAACCCTCAGGCCGCCAGGAGGACTCGCCCGATTACAGCCATTTGTGCTGTGAACGCCTATACGCAAAGACTGTGGGTGGGAGGACTGCGTAGCCCATGAAGAGGCAGGTATCTTCACGACAGCAATCAGGGTTGAAGCCCCTCAGCCAATGTGGCAACCCCGAGCGGTGGTGGGGCAGGACCATCGCACATTTTGATTACCCTGTCATGAGCGCACAACCTGGTCAACAGGTTCCTCAATCGGGGGGAGTTGCGGCATCCCCGAACCAAATTGGAAGACAGAATGCTCGACGTGGCGGAAGGGGGGCGGGCCGGGTTTTACCGGCACCCCGGAACGCGGCTCAGAACATCCCCGGCGCACAGAGCCCGCTGGCAAGCCCACCTGCCACTGGTGGCCCACCCGTCGTGGTGGCTGCGGTTACGGTACCTGCGGGCGTGCAGGTCGCGGCAAGACGGTTGCCAAACCGGGTGCCTGAGGACATGCTTAAGGCGCTTTGCAACATCTTCGGAGAGGTAGAGAACGGACCATTCCCGTGCACCGAGGCTGGGATGTGGAATGTTCTTGAAACCGTGAAGGCGTGGCTCGCGATCACTGGGCATACGAGATGGGTACCAAAATTTGGGAGGAGCAGCGGCGCCATTTGTGGCCTGAGCTGGACTCTCAAGGTTGGGAAGATGGGGAAACCGGAGTGGAAGGTGCTGGGGTATGAAGTACGGAATGCCTCGTCAACGAGGTGGGACTTCTATCCCCTGCCACTGTACACGATGATGTCCACCATCACCACGGTATGCGACCTTGATCTTGTACGCTTACCTGAGCACTGGACCGACTTGATGCAGCCGATGCTATTGAGCGGTGCCCGTGTCGGGGTACATGAAATGTCGTATCGTGGGTTTACCTTCCTTGAAGCCTCGCCCCACAATTGGGTCGCAGTTCCGTCAGCAGCACTCGCTGAGGTACAAGCCTTGACGGTTGGTCGGCCCGTCGATCCGCAGTTAGTCGTTGAGACAGTCCGTCGTCTCCGTTCCTCTCTCAAACATCATGGGTGGGGCGAGGACATCTCAGGCGACTATGCGGAGGCTATCGCGGTATGGGTCTTGCGCAAGAAGGAGAGCGAGAGTCTATCGTGGGTACCTGCAGCGTTGCGCCACAAATCGATGGCAGCTGAGTATTGGTCTGGGTCGAACTGGCATGACTACCTCTTGGAGAAGAAGACGTGGTTTGAGCTGGTGAACCCGGATCCAGAACTTTTGCGGCCTGTGGTGCAGCCGATGCTGCTGATTCTGTTTGGGATGCTAGCCGGTTGGCTGCTCTTTGGTGAGGGGTCGCTTGCGCCCGCTGCGTTGCCGGTGTCGGTTCTGGCTGCGTGGGTGCTGGCGGCTGTTTCGGAGGAAGTGCTGAAGAAGGCCTGGCCCGGCTTCTCGACGGTGCTGATCATCATGGTGGAGTGGTGGTCGGATGGCTTCTCCCGGCGATATGTGCCTACGGCCATGGTGCATGTCGTTTGTAGCTATCTACCTCTGGTCTGGGCGGTATCGTTGCATGTGTTGTGGAACGTGATGGTGTGGTGGACGTTTGTGCCCGCGGTTTTGGCACTACCACTCGGCGTGGACAAATATCTGGAAGCGACGTCAGATGTCTGCGTGTGTGAATTCCTCCAGCCTCCGTATCCGCCAATTGCACCGGGCTGCTCAGTGGCCCTGCCGGAAGTTGCATTTTGCAACCAGCCACGTAGACCTGCCGTGCGGTTCGTGGCGGTTCGCGTAGAGGGCGTGGTTACGTCCATGTATCGCGCGTGCATGTGCAATGAGGAGGCAGCCGTGCGTCGGAGGGTGACGGTCGACAGTCTAGGCGACAATCCTGAATGGGTGAGTTGGTTCAGGAAAGCACGTCGCGTCGGCCCAATCTCGGTCCCAACGCTGCAAGACTGGCTGGAGCATCTTGATGCGAAACAGCTGAGCGCTATGGAGAAGGTGATCGGAACCACCGAGCGTCATGATCTCACCATCGACGCCTTCGTCAAGCGCGAGCTCGCTGTGTTCAGCATAGATGGGTGTCAGGTCAAGGAAGTCCTGAAGCCACGCCTTATTCAGGGGCGGCGGCCCGTGGTTCGCTTGGCGACCGGGCCTTCTACCTGGGCGTATGGCAAGGCATTGGCCGACGCGTATCATTACGCCTGGAGCAGGCTCGTTTATGCAGGTGGCATGACGGCTGAAGGCATCGGTGATTGGTACGCGCGAATGACCCAGCAGTTGTGTCATGCAGTGGCGGGGCGCATGCCCGTTTGGGTTTCCATTGATTGCACCAGGTGGGATAGCACAGTGGGGCCCACGCCCATGTCGTTGTTGTACGGGGAGTACACACGCGCTGGGTTCACGGATGATGCACTGCACGCACTGAAAGGACGCGACGGCACCAGAAAGGGCCGAACCGCGGGTGGCATCAAGTACAAGGTGACCGCGACGGTGGCGTCGGGCGATGGTGATACATCGGCCGGCAACAGCCGTTTGCATTTGGTCATGTTGGAATCATGCCCGGCGGTGCTGGCCGGTGCTGTCATGGGCGACGACTCGCTCATCTACACGCGCGACGTGGAGGCAGTCCTCGAGCATTACCGGAAGGGTGGCATGCAGCCTGAGCTTGCCCCTGACATAGATTTTTGCAGTCAGCTGGTTTGGCCGGTTGGTGATGGCAAATTTGTGTTGGGCCCCAAGATCGGGCGGGTGCTAAGCAAGACGTTCCAATGTAGGCATCTCATGCCCGGCCGCTACCTCGGGTGGCTTAGGGGAGTGTGCATTGGTATGAATTGCAGTGCATCGTTCGTGCCTATCCTGAGGGTGCTCGTACCCCGTCTCGAGCAACTCTCTGGACACTCACGAGTGGTGGATGTGGACGACTATCCTGAGAAGATACGTGCCTCCCAGCGCCACGAAGTGTCCGACGAGACATGGGAGTTCTTCTTTGTAAGGTACGGTGTCAGCAAGGTTCGCGCTCTCGAGTTGGAATCGCAGATTGCACGGATGGAACTGGGCGATGTTCTCCGCGCTAGCGAATTCAAGGGATTCGTGACACGTGACATCATCGGTACGTAAAGAGAACGACGCAGTGCCATGGAAAACAGGTCGTCCCATGGTCGTGCACTAACGCGCACGCGTACACGAGTTAGTAGGAGCAGCCGCCGGTAAAACACAATGCTCCAGAGTCCCTGTGGCCCGATGGGAATCACACCAGA